GTTGTAGAGATGTGTGTCTCAAGTGCGGCTCTTATATCATTATGTATACTAGCCATATTTATTCCTTACTCTCTCAAATATTTTATAAGGTTGTGTAAGTCTCCAGTTAGCTCCACCTTCCTCTACATCTATAGCGTGAGGTGAGCCATTCCTAAGAATAATAGTATCTCTGTAGTTAAAGTCTTGTATACTATTTATATCGTTTAACAGGTTGTTAAGACCTTCTGTTGCCATAGATACTTTGTCTTGTTCTTTAGGTCTTCCTTCAGAGGACTTACCTCTAGGTCTACCTGCACCAACACCGTAAGAAAAGGATGTTATATAAGCACCAGTATCTACCGTAGGAGTAGATATATTTATAGTATAATCAGCTATTTTTTCTAATCTATCTTTTACAGCTAATTCTACTGCCATATCAACTTTACTTTTTAACTTAGATATAGTTTTTTCTAGGTTTACTACCTGTTTCATATCTTACTCCTGTACATCACATATGTAACACATAGCGACACCGTTAGAGAATATAGATACTGCTCTTGTTACTTTAACTGTATCACCATTACCTATGATTAAGTCGTCAGGGAATGGATCTATACCTACTCCAAGGTAAGGTACTACACACTTACGTACACCTCTAATAACTTCTTCAGGGTTAGCACTAGAATAGTCATAGAAGTAACCAGTGAAGCTATAGTCAGTTGTAGATGAACCTACTACAGATCCTGTAGATGGATTATAGCTACCCCCCGTAGTAATTTTACGTAGTGTAAGTGTTTCACCAAAATCTTCAACCAACTTGAGTAAGTCAAATGCTCTAAAAGACATATGTTACTCCCCTTCTATTCGTATTCAGGTGTTTGGTAGCTTGGTGGGTTCTTAAATCTATCTCTTCTGAAAGAGCCTTCAATGCGGTTAGTGTTCTGTCTTATAGATTCTACTTTACTCTTAGTAATGCCACCAGCTAGTACCCCTACCGAAGCACCTGAAGTTTTACCTTGATACTCTAAGTTGTCTGCTAGTGAATTATAGTGTGTAGCTAAGTCAGAGTAGTCAGCTTTTAAAGCTCCACTAAGTTCTGTGTTTACTTTCCTAGAATACTTAGATGCTATAGCTCTAGCAATCCAAGCTCCAGAGTAGTAGACGTTATCACCATTCTCCGATAAAGAGAAAGTAACTTCTTCGTTTTGTACTTGCTGGTCAGTTGTATCAGTGTCACCAACCAACAGTCGTACTGTATTGAGACGACCAGAAGCCGTAGTTGTATTTAGATCCGTTGGATCGTAAGACCAAGCCATTCAGTCGTCCCCTTTGTTTATTCTCCGAGAATGTTATCTCTTATTTTATAGTAATCTTCTGTTATCCAGCGATTGTTATTTAAGAACCGACGAATAAGACCTCGTTGCTTATCATCTATCTTTGACTTCTTACACTTCTTAGTATTAAACTCTGCTGTGCTAGAGGTTCTACTCTTAACTTCACTGTTAAGTAAGTTCACAAGTGTTTCGAGTTGCTTACCAGAGAACTCTGATAGTCTATCTCCAACCTTTGTCTGAACTACTAATTCTTCATTGTGGTACAAGTAACCAGAAGCATATAGTATTGCAACTTTATCTTGATGCAAACCTCGCTCTAACCAGTTAAAGTGATCTCCACGTTTCCAATCTCGATTGTCTGCGCTAATAGGCATTTTTATAAAGACAGGCCAATCTACCTGCCATCCCAAATATGATGGGTGCATAGGACTACTCCGTTGTAAGGATACTGTTATGTTCTTTTATTATTTGGGTGCAACCCCAAGCAACTAAGCTCAGGGTTCACCAGTATGTTATATATTTAAGTTCTTACTGAACGATAGCGTTAAAGAAGTATCCTAAGTCAGCACCGACGACTTTCATGTCGTATGCCATTTTAACTTGGATATGTTCTGCAACTTGCTGACGCTTAAGAGCATCGTCAGAATATGATTCAACAGTAACACCTAGGTTGTTTACACTTGGGATATTGTTCCAAGCGAATGTCAAACCAGCCGCAGGTGTCATAAGACCTGAAGAGCGTGGTGTGTGTACTAGTAAAGCATTTTTACCGCCGATGAAAGCAGATGATTCTGCTAAACCTTCAGCTCCAGTATTTTCTACTGCTTCCATTACTAGGAAGTTTTCCATTCCGAAGATTTCAGCTAACTTACCGTCTGTGATCAATGCAGGGTTGTTGATAGTAGAACCACCATTCAAACGTGCAAGGATGTCAGGGTGGTTAACCAAGATGTCACGAACTTCTTTACCAACAACCATTGTGTTTGGCTTGAAGCCGCCAGATACTAACTGCATACCACGTGCGCCAGTTGTTACATCTGATATAGGTGTTGAGTTTGTGTAGTCGTTCCAGTAAACTGGAGTTCCAGCACCACTAGCCGCACCAGATACTTCTGTTGTCCAAACGCCAGTTTTGAAGAATGTATCTGCAAATGCTTTTTCACGATGGATTAAAAGACGGTTAGTAAGTGTTTCTGCACCAGCAGAACGGATTTCTAACATTGCATCTTCGTTAGCAAGTGTTTGCTCATCGAAGTCCATACCTAGACCATATACGTCTGCGAAGTATGAAGAGTTAGAGATTGCCATACCAATACGGTTCACTTCTGTACGTGGTGCTAATTTCTTAACATCACCAGAGCGATTCATATTCGCACGATCATAAATGTAGTATTTATCAGACTGTCTTTGTACGCCCACTGTTGGGAATACTTTGTCAGCGATAAAAGTTGATTGTTCTTGTACATAAGCAAGCGTTAAGTTAGATAACGGCTGATCTATATGTACTGAAGAGGGAGTTAATAATGGCATTATGTTGTTCCTTTAAAATGCTGATTTAGGCCGCTACGTTGCCACCTTGGATCATTTCTATTTCGATGATTTGTCCATCTACACCAGCTTCACGGGCATAGCCTAAGATAACGTCACCAGTTGCGGCTGTTAAAGCATCACCTGAAGCGTCTGTTTGTACTGCGGCTCCAGCGGCAATAGTACCACCAGCAGTTACCATTACTGAACCAGAAACGGTTACAGTTACAGCGTTGCCAGCAGTTCCACCTACGATGCAAACACCGATAGCGTTTTCGCCAGCAGAATCAGCTAGGTCTACTTGACCATCTGACTCAAGAGTTACGAATTTGAATTGTGCTGAAGATAAATCTTCCCCAGCGATGAAAGTACGGTTGTCACGAGACTGCATTACCGCCATGATTATTCCCCTTTGTAGGTTTTGTTAATAAGTGACTTACCTTCGTCAGTCTTAGCTACAACAGCGTAAGCCTTGGCGTATTCACTTTTCTTTAGTTGGTTGTCGTCCATGTAGGACTTTACAAGACTATCTAGTTTGTCTGAAGATGAGGCAAACTCACCGTCTACATCGGACTTACCAAATTCTTCCATAGATGCTCCAATAGATGCGTCACACGCCTTTAGTGCTTCCATGATTTTTTCTTCTTCTGCGAACTTCTCTACTAGAGACTTAGCAACAGCTAGGTCAAAGTGTGGTAGAGCTTCTTCAGCACTCTTAGTTAGAGCAACATCAGCTTTTTCTAAAGCCGCCGCTTCAAGTGCTTTAAGGACTGGAGCAGGGATGTCAGATTTAACTACCATCTCACCTTCTATGTCCATCATTTCTACTTCAGCTTTCTTTTCGATTGCATCAGCAGTTATAACGTAGCCGTTGTCTATAAGACCTTTACGAAGTGTTTCATTTTCAGCCTTGAGAGTTTCTATCTCAGCTTCTAGAGGGTTAACCTCTTCTGCTTTCTCAGCAACTTCAACTTCTTCTGCAACTTCTTCTGCTTTATCCATGTCATATCCAAGGGCTTTCATCGCATCTGCGCGACCACAACCTTTTTCTTCCATGTAAGCGGCTACTTTGGTTTCCATTTCTTCATTCATTTTGTTTATACCTTCAAAGGAATTGTCACGCTTGAATAGACTAACCATTGCCTGAGCATTGGCTGGACGGTCCACTAGGGATAGTTCTTCAAGGTGCAAGTTTTTTAGGAGATTAGGCAAGTTAGATTTCCTCCTTAATAGCACGTCCACCTATAGAGAACGCGGCGAGTTCACCAGACTTCACCATTGCCCAGACATCATCATCGAATACTTTGTAAGCGACAACCCATCCTTCACGGTCAGACTGGATACCTAGAGAATCACCTATTTCTTTAGTGATTGGGAGTGAGTGTACAACGACACCTACTTGATCCCCAGTGTGCATAGCCTTGCCGACTCGCACATGCTCCATAAATTCATTAACAGCTTTAACTAAAGTCTCAGCCTCTATTACATCACCTTGTCGATCTACTACAGCTTCACCTTTTTCGGTTACTACTGAAGCCCAACCATAGACTAATCGTTGTTCGTCGTCAGTCTTGAGTATCTTACCTTCAATATTTGCTTTAGTCATATCACTCACCGATGTATTTGATTGCCACATACGACATGACCAATAGCCAGCCGTTGTTTTATCTTTCTTACTATCACAATTATGTCTAGCTCTAAAGTTAGCTCTAGCTTTAGGATCATCTCGACGAATTTCCATGTTAGGATCTCCGAATGTAACTCTCTTAACCTTGCCACCAGACTGTACAAAGACCTCAAACTTCTTGTTGCCACCTTTGATACGTCTAGGCTTGTTTAAAGTAACCTTCTCACCTTGATAATCAGCTTTAGCAAATTCAGTCTTCATGATCTCTTGTACAATGACCCTGAGAGCCTCTATACGATCCACTGAGGGCTTCTCTGGCTCTTCCATAGGCTCACTGCCCTCATAGAAGGCTAGATACGCCTCATGGCTCTCTGCTGGCATGTATATAGCTTGCCCATTGTAGTCAGATACGTGAGTAGCTCCACCAAGTCCTAAATCCATAGATCTAGAGATAGCTTCAGGCTCCGTAGTAAATATATCGTTAGCATATTTTGCTTTACGTAGAGTAGAAACCTTATGACCAACCATTTGACCTGTAGGCTTACCTTTATCGTCAGTTATTTCAATACGTGCGGCAGGTTCTTCTTTTGTACCTGTTATTTTAACTGGGATGTTAGGTACTGTACCATCTCTTACTACTTGACGTACAATTCCACTAGCAGTTCCACCAGATGAGTTCCAAGACACTTTAGATCCGACTTTCATGATAAATAACCTTATGTTTCGTTCTTAATTAATACACCTTGGAAAGATGCGCCTATTGCAGTGTTGCTTGTGTCTGTAGACACCCTACATTCTAAATCTGTCTTCTCTGCAAACCCTTGTGGGTACTTAAATGACTGTATTAGCTGATTACTCTGTAATACTTGTACAAACCTTGTTCTAAATACATTAGATCCGTAATCTCTACTGTTAAACTTACAGTGAACTAGCTTTTGAGCTTGGGATACAGCCGCAGTAAAGTTAATTTCATCTACATATAATGTATATCCAGCAGGTACTGTATATGCGGCTATCTGTGTCTGATTGCCTATACTTATACTAGCATATACTGTAGAGTTAGGAACTCCACCTGTAGCACCAGAAGAACCTATGTATATAACACCGCTAGTTCCTTCGTTAGAACCTGCAAGCGTAACAAAAGATCTATATACTCTTAAATACGACAACTGAGTAGTTACTTGTGTCTGTCCGTTTAGAGTTATAGTTTCTTCTATCTCATTATAATCTTCATCTAGACCTTGTATGAGTATAGTTCTAGCTCCTATGCCAGTACCACTATCATTTGCACTTGTACTACTTACAAACATAGTAACTGCACTGTCTAACCAGATATAGTTACCAGCGTTACCCCATACCGTTTCTTCTACAGTATCTACGTCTGGGTTATAACCAAACTTATAGAGTGTTCTATATCCTATAGAGTGTCCTCTGGATATAGCTAGATCAGTATGATCGTATATTCTTTTAGGCCAACCACCAAACATCTGCTGTACCACCTGTTCATATTGTTCATTAGGATCTGAAGCATCTTCTATATCTGGTCTACCTGTTAAGATACCACCAGCGGAAAATGAGTTGATCTGAGTTATCGGGGTTGAATTTACTTCTGGGCTACCAGTAACAATAGGAGATGCTGTACTTACCTCATCCTCTATTGCTGTAGCATTAGATACTATAGGAGAACCTGTATCAGTATTGCTTGTAGTTAGTAAGTGTACTTGACCTACAGCGGAAATAGAGACTATAGGTTGACCTGTTGTAGTATTACCTGTAGTTAAGTTCTGTACTTGACTTAAACTAGAAGTAGATACTACAGGAGAGCCTGTAACAGTATTACCTGTAGTTAAGTTCTGTAACTGACTTAAACTAGAAGTAGATACTATAGGTTGGCCTGTTGTGATGTCTATTACGTTACTGACATGCACTTGAGTTATTGCAGTACTCTGAACTACAGGGGCAACAACAACAAAGCTATTTGCACCTATGTAGTTTTCATTGATAATAGGC